AGCGGGAAACGTGGTGAGGGAGGTGCAGCCATACCATGATTCACGGAAGCGCAGTGCCGATTCGGGATTGATCAGCGAAAAGGATGTGAGAGAGGTGCAGTTTCGCCATGCTCGATAGAAGTCCGTTACTGATGAGGTGTTGATCGCTGGGAATGATGTGAGGGAGGAGCAGCCATACCATGTAGAGGAGAAGTTCGTCCCCGATGAAGTGTCGATCAGCGGGAATGATGTGAGGGAGGAGCAGTTAAACCATGTAGAGGAGAAGTTCGTCCCCGATGACGTGTCGATCAGCGGGAAAGATGTGAGGGATGAGCAGCCATTCCATGCGTTGGAGAAGTTCGCCCCCGATGACGTATCAATCAAAGGGAATGTGGTGAGTGAGGAGCAGCCATACCATGCAGCGAAAAAGTTCGTCCCCGATGACGTATCGATCAACGGAAAGGATGTGAGGGAGTCGCAGTCCCGCCATGCGTTACTGAAGCTCGTCCCTGATGAAGTGTTGATCAACGGAAAGGATGTGAGGGAGTTGCAGCCTCGCCATGTTCGATAGAAGTCCGTTCCTGATGAGGTGTTGATCGCAGGAAAAGAAGTGAGGGAGGAGCAGTTGTACCATGCTTCAGCGAAGTCCGTCACACTCCCGAAGTCACTCCTTGGAGCAGCGCCCTTATCAACAAAGTAGTCCTCCATCGAGCTAATCTCACTTTCGCTTAGGGGTGATGAGGAGACAAGGTAACCCACAGGGTTCTTCAAGAATCCAACGCTCGCTAAGGATGCCACGCCACGCGCTTGTAGGTCGTATTGCGTAGAAGCATCAAGGGAGATGTTGGCACTGTAGGTTCCCTCAAGTGTTGCCACGACGATGGTTCCGTTGACCGCTGAACCCGTTGTGAACTCATACTCATCGTCTACCAAGTCCATCCGCATGAATGATTTACGAACAATGGTGGCGGGGTCGTTGCCGGAGGTGTTAATGGTTACCGTCTGACCTGTGGAGCAAGTAAAGGAAGATGCCTTGTGGTCGCCGTCGGAGAAATCAATGTCTAAGACAGGCGAGGCGGTGTCGGGGGAAGCAGAGTTCCAAACTTTCGACGAGATAACACTACCGTTGAATGGGTAAGCCGTCCCTCCGTTGTATGTTCCAACTTCCAAAGGTTGTGATCCGTTTACCAACGTAGTCGCACTACCCGACACAGGCGAACCTATTTGCTGCCACCCATTACCGGCGTAAAGGTTCTCGTAAAACTTAATTGACGAGCCATCCCTGATCACTCTGATCCCACCTTTCTCCCCATCGACGAGATTATGCGAGGCGGTGGAGTAGTGATAATTCTGTCCTCCAGAGGTGTTGTAAAGAAAGAACAATGTGCCGTTTGCCTGTAACCGAACAAAATATCCACCGGAACTCGTCCATTTACCAATCAATGAAAGCGCGAGTCCAGCGTGCCAGTCTTCGGAAGACCCTACGAATTCCATGGCGAAATCACCAAATCCGTCAAGGTTATCCGCATCCGGCACACTCGCGTAATTACCGCTAACTGCTGGCAAATACAAATGACCGTCACCGACTGGAACGTGGGCGCGGGATTGATTGGAGGCTGTGGTCTGGGTCGCGTTCGCTCCACCACTTACTTGGTTCTCCAAGGTAGCGACTAAATCAAGGTTACCTGCGTCTCCTCCACCTGCTGCCAGCATCGACTTCTCTGCCTCAAATGCAATAATCGGGTTGAGGGAAAGCGGGTCGAATAGTTTTCTCGTAACCCTGGAAGTCAACGATCTCGTCAAAGATTGGGTAAACCCTTGTGTTGGGACGAGCGTCCCCAGTCGAAGGGAGAGCTTTTCGTCAGTTCGTCTATTCTTCCGCATACCGGTCTACTCTTAAAGGATGATTGGTTTGATGATCACTTGGACATCGAAAGCAGGACTACCATCAGCACCTACGACGGATACCCCAATATCAGAAACAGGGCTGGTAAACAATCCACCACCGTTAGCGGTCAAGGTTGTGTCGGTTCCGATGTCCACATAACTCGCTCCGATCTTGTGCTGAAGTTTTACGGTTCCCCCTGCAAAATCACCCGATACAAGGAATGCGTTAGTTTTACCATTGTGCGGAGTGATGGCTGGAGTTGTGGATGCGTTGAAAAATTGATCCCCTCCCGAGCCTAAATCCGAGGCAGTGAGGTTGATGTCTGTTGATACGATAGCCATAACAATATTAGTAGTTAGAGGTTTGTTTTGAGATTCCTAATCCCCCCACGACAGGCCGGCGTTTAACAAGACTAGCCACACCCTTGGGTTTCCCCTGGGCTTTGGAGGGTTTGTCTTTTGGTTTAACCGTCTCGGCTATAGCAGTAGGCGGTGGAGGACTCGCAGGAGGCTCCGGTGGTTTTGGCGTTTTAACAGACATGCACATGGTCTTAGTCTTCTTGTAGTGGTTTTAGGTGGTTAGCTAGCTGGTCGTCATGAAGACGTTTTAGAAAGTTAACGAGTTCACGCTTACCCCCATAAAAGTCAATCTCCCGAAGCGAATCGCTAGGGGAGAAATCCTTACTTGGAACACGTTCGTCCAAGAACTTAATCAAATCTGTGGGAACAGGCGGTATATAGTCACTCATTGTTAACAGTCCTATTATGGGTCTGTTCATCCATCTGCCTTTGAAGATGAGCCAAAGCTCGCCATGCCATTGCCGCCCAGTCCCCCTCAAGCATGTGTCTGAGGAGGGCATCAAGCTCATCCTTGGATTTGCTTTTATCCCACCATATATCCAAGGAATCTGGGTGATGCTGGATGTTACCCTTAACGGATTGCTTGGCGACTTCAACGAGCGCGTCTGGGAAATAACACAACAACCCCCGATACAGGGGGATCATCTTGCGCTCCTCAGCGGTTCCTTCAATGTGTATGGTGTTATTCTTCATCCTTGAGTAGCTTTCGGAGTTTTGCGCGTTTCGCTTTGAGCCTTAGAATGGCTTGATCAAGAACGGCTATATCCTCTTTAAGTATCTGTTGGCGGGTTTCTTTTACGGTGTCCATAGTGTTATCTCCTTTGTGTCTTTATCGTAGTAACCGTCCCGAAGGATGAACGCCATGCGTGCATTGAGCAACGCTTCGTCCTCCCCCATTCCGGCTTTCTCATAAGCATTAACAACAGTCTGCCATTCCGCACCCTCTTTATCAAGGAGCTTTTCAGCAGTCTTCAAGCCGATCCGAGGAACACCAAAGTATCCATCGGTGGCATCGCCGGCAAGCGTCTGGACTAGGTGCTGTCTGTCTGCTTCCTCCAAGGTCACGGTGCGAAGTTCATCCTTAAGGAAGTTATACCAGATGCACGGCACGGTCGCGAAGTCTTTGTCTCCACTAACAATAATCGAACCTGGTTCACCGCTTCCAATAATCCCAAGGACATCATCGGCCTCCAAGCGTTGCTCGTGTTGGGTTTCCCATGTGTCACAAGCCCAGTCCCTCAAAGCACCGAGGCCAAGTGGGGTTCTCTTCTCGCGCCTGTGGGATTTGTAAAGAGGGTTGATCTCGTGACGAAAGGTGTAGCGATCTGAGAAGACCATTGTTACCTTGTCGCCTTCCTCCTCGTCCACCATAAGGATCTCGTTGATGCAATCAGTGACCATAATGAAACAGTCCTTGAGATCCGAGAAGTCGGAGTGAACAGTGAAGATGTCATCATCCCACTTGATTTCTTTTTCGGCTGAGAACGCTGCCCTATAGAGAAGCATGTCGCCGTCGATGTATATTTTCTTACTCATAATTGTTAATGTGTTTCAGCCCAATTAGATCCTACCTTGTATTCACCGTCAAGACGGCATTTGAATTTCAACTCCTCGCCAGCCTTGGTGAGTGAATCACAGAACAACTTACCGAGTTCATCAGCGTGTTCCGGGAGACAGGAGAACTGAACCTCGTCGTGGATGTTACCGTGGAGTTCGTAAGGCAGCTTTGCGTCACGCGCAAAAACAACCAAAGCCTTCTTCATAACAACTGCTCCACTCGACTGTAACAAAAGATTCAATGCGGAGTGTGCAGAGCGACAGTGCAGCTTGCGACCATCCAAACCACCCAACCATGTCTTCCCCTTAAGGGCTTGCTCGATGCTTTTCAACAGGCGAGCCACGGCTGGGGTCTTACGCTTGAAGGCTTCCTTGATTCGTTTCCCTTCGCGTCTTCCTCCACCAACAATTTTACCAACCAACTCATCGCCTCCCCCGTAAAGGAACGCATAGATAAATCGCTTGGCCTCGTCGCGTGAAGGAAGCCCTGAGGCGTGTTGGTTAGCAGTGTGTATGTCACCCTCAAGGATCGTCCTTCCGTATGCTCCGTTGTCGTAAGGGTGAAGATAGTGGGCAAGACATCGTAGCTCCAAGCCACTGGCATCAGCACCCACCAATACCTTACCTTCGGTAGCCGTGAAGCAAGCCCTACATTCCTTTCCGTAGGTCGCTCTTACTGCGGGCACTTGTGAAATATTAGGACGGGTGTGAGTGCATCTTCCGCTGACCGCACCGTTTGTATTGATCTCACCGTGGATTCGTCCATCCTTCACCATCTTTAACCATGCGTTACGACCCTCGGCTACTTGCCCCAAGCGTTTAGTGATTAACAAATACTCCAATAACATCTCAGCTTGGGGAGTCCCGATGTCACGCAGAACGGCTTCATCAATCTTAGGTCGCTTCCCTTCGTAGGCGTTAGGCGTCCACCCCATGTTCATCAAGCGTTCAGCTATCTGATCACGACTGTTAGGGTTGAAGGGAACAGTCTTGGTTTTGTTACCAGTCTTAACAGCTTTATCCGCTAACACCTGTTTCAATCCGGCTTCCTTTAGGAGAAGCTTCAAGCCTCCCTTGGTAGCTGCCTGATAGGTTTTCCCGTCCACATCAACACTCCATCCCTTCGGTGTCTTCATCTCCTCAGTGGTAGCTGGGAACATATCTTGCAGTTCATCACGCATCTCTGCACGGCGAGCCATGAGAGTCTCAGTGAGAGCATTAGCTGCATCCACATCAAAGGGCCAACCGTTCATTTCTTGCACAGTCATCAACTCCGCGAAGTCATGCTCCAGGTGTAACATCTCTGACGCTGGCTTCTGATCCATGAAGTGTTTGAAGAGGGATGCTGTCACCCTTACGTCTTGCTCGCAGTAGTCCTCCATCTCTTGGCTCCATTGTGTCCAGTCCTCGGACTCACCGTGGTCAGACTTCTGGTTACCTAAGCGTAGTCCCCATGCCTTAAGACTGTGGCGACCTCTAAGGTTCTTCGGGAACTCCTCTCCCATAGTCTTAACATCCTTTTCATAGAGGTCAGTAGAGATGACAGCAGACATGACCTTGGTGTCCACCACCTTGGCCTTGATCTCGTAGCCCAGCTTACGGAGTGCCGGCGCATCAAAGTTAATACTGTTGTGACCACAGATGTTGTGCGCTGAGTTAAGATAATCCACACCCTCTTGAAGATCCCCCTTCTGTGAGTTGAAGGAGCGCATGGAGTTGGTCTCAGCGTTAAACACACTGATGCAGTGGAGGGTTGTTAATCCCCCAAGGGTTGGCCAATGGTCAATGGCGTTGGTCTCGATGTCGAAGAATAGCATTTTTGTTTTCATAATTATTAGAGGGATTCAAAGTTACACTCGGCCATGCGTCCGGTGATAGGGTTAAAGGATAGGTTGTCGCACACTCCGGTCTCACC